GTACAATGTAGAGCCACTTAAGTATAAATCTTTCCAACGATTAGTAGGAGTGCCTAAATCATACGTTATATTTGAACTAGGTACTAAAGCTGAAGTAACAAAATTAGCTACGTTTAAATTACTAGTACGTACATTACCTGATAAATTTGCATTGCCTGTTGTTATTGTGTTAGCTAAATTTAACACAAAAGGTGTGTTATAACTTGAACTAGTTGCGGTATTGCTTGTAGCAGCTCCGATGCCAACCAATAAACTATTAGATGTATTAATACTAATATTAGGAAAAGCGGTTGTAATATAAATATTACCAGTTGTTCTATTCTGTGTTAGTCCAGGTCCTACGTTTAGTTCCGATACACCTGAGGTTAGTGTAGTGTTGTATAAATCTGAAAAGTTGTTTTGTATTTTTTGGAATGCCGAACGAATTGGGTCCGCCGCTGGATCATTAGGGAAACTACCAAAATCAATAAATTGTTGGGCCATGTCTATATCTACCTTATTAAGTATTTATCGTTTTTAAATTAGATGTAGCATCCAAAAAAATAGCCCGGCGAACCAGGCTATTAAAAATACGGTTTTTATTATTTTATACCGCTTAATTTCTTCCACTCGTTTAGAGATTCTCTAACTGAAACACGGGTCGGATTCCCTACTGTTTGATCTGATTTCATCTTATGTAAGTCGCCGCCCATTGATAACAATGCTTTTAATTGCATTAATTCTGTATCACCCATTGCATCGCCGCCTGCGTCATTTGAAAAGCCTTCTTCAACTTGTTCCTCACATGTATGACCTTCATACATCATTCCACCGCATTCATTGCAAGTTTCATGGTCATGGCCTTCTTTAACTTTTTCCATGTCACCGTCGCCATCTAAATCAGCTTCTTGTTTACCTTGGGCACGTGCTTTTGCTAAATTACCGGTAAACATGTTACCTTCTTCCATATCATCTTCTTTGACTGGATATTGTTTTCCACCTACAGAGAATGTTTGACCTTTGTCAGGAATATTATCTGATTTTGCTTTAGCTACTGCACCTGAGAAAGCATTGCCTTCGTCAGTTTTTTCTTCTTCACCAGAATCTTCTGCATCATCTTGTTGTTCATCACCTTCTTCATCACCGGCTGGTTGCAATGCGGTGTCATCAGAACCTTCTTCATCTTCATAATCACCACTGTGACTGTGATCCATAGAACCTTCTTCACCGCCCATATCAATGCCTGACATTTTCTTAATTAATGCAAGCATGTCATTGTCATCACCAACTACGTCAGGACTCATTTGTGGTTGAGTACCAGTACCAGTGGGTTCTTCTTCACCTTGAGATACTACTCCGTAACCAACTGCAGGCTTGTCGTTTCCACCAAACACGCCGATGCCAGCGTTACGCAATACGCCCATTAGTTGTTCAGCGTCAGCGTCAGTAGCACTAATGGTTACTGAATCTGGAGCACCTTGTTGTCCTGTACTGCTAGAAACAGTAATACCTTCATTTAGAATGTTGTTTAGCTGATTTTCCCAGCTTTCATATTGTACGTCTTTCATTTCTTCTGTGCTTTCTAATCTAGTTTTTGGTTTACGCAATCCTGATATAAAATTAACTGCTCTATCGGTTGCGGCATTAATAGGATCTACACTCCACGGAGTTGGCTTTTCAACTGGTTTGTTAGTAGCTTGAATTCTACTAGGTTTAAACATACTAATATCACCTGGCTTGCTATCCATACCATGTGTTGTATGTAAATCTTTACTTGGATGAGGAATTAAATCACCTTCTTCTAAACTTTCGTCAAAGTTAACAAAACCAAAGTGTTCTAAGGCCGAATCACGCATCTGATCTTTATAAGAACCAGCCATACTTCTAAATCTACCATGTGCTAATGTCTTATTAATAACTGATATAGCTAATGCTTTATCTTTTAATTCTATTGCAGGTTTGATATTATAACCTTTTGGTCCTAATTCTAATTCGTCAAAGAACTTAGTCATTTGTTCTTTTTGACCTTCCGTTAATACTACATCATTGACTTTTGAACTTTCGTTCATCTTATTTTGTTCATCAGGATTCAATGTCATCTCGCCCTTGCCAATGCTTTGTTTAATCTGTGCAGCCAATTGAGGATTATTAACTGTGCCTAATGTTTTATTGCCTTGCTGAATAACTTGTGTGTTAGTTTGACTAGCTGGTTTGATTTGAACAGGTTGTTGCGTGTTCATATCTTCATCTACACCTTTGTGTATTCCTATGCCTTGATTACTACCAGGAGTTATTCCTTTAGCACGTGCATCTTTTACTGCGGCTGCAGCCGCATTTCTATGTGCTTGTGTTTGAGAATTATGAACCCAATCTGAATCTGGATTAGCTGCTTTATTTCCGGCAACTTGGCTTGCACTTTTATAACGTACAGTATTGCCTTGGAGGCCTGGCATGCCTGTTTTCCCAGTAGGGTCTCTATAAGCTACCCGTACTGCTTCCTCCACACCTTGTTCTAATGGATTGTTTTTTTGATATACATGAGTTTTACCAACGGCATCGCGGTAATTAAAACGACCCGTGACTTTATCTTGTTGATTTTTGTTAATACCGAAACCGTGTATTCTATTGCCTGCTGCAACGGTACCTGCATTACGCTTTGCCATCTTTGGGTCTGATGGTAAATGACTCTTATTATGAACTTGGTCCCAATGTGCATCTACTTGATTGCCAGCCTTATCTTGATACCTTTGTAAAGCTGCTTGACCGGCTGGGGTATCACCAATCTCGTCTAGCTGGCCTTCCGCTACACCTTGTTCTTTAAAATTTGTCATTGGTTTCTTTGTAACTTGAGCAGATTTATTTGTTGGTGTAACTTTAGTCGCTAATCTATCACCTACGTGTTTAACTTCTCTGTCATTACGTTTCATATTAGGATTTTTATTATAGAAATCCTGAGTTTGTTTGTTCATCCAAGAAGTATCCTTCTCACCTTCATTAACTATTGTAGTTTGAAGTTCATCAATGTATTCTTTTAAACTGTGCTTCTTAGAAACTTTACCAACTTCTTTCTTTGGCTTCTTACCGCCACCAAATACATCACCAACACCAGTAGTGTCATATTTCTTTACTTCGCCGGAATCATCCGCGCCCTTTTTAGGACGACCACGGCCCTTTTTAGGTGCATCTTTTTTAGCTTCAGCATTTTTATTAATTTTACCGACTTTATGTCCGTATTGGTCACGTACATCTTCTTTACCATGACTTGAACCGTAATCACCTTTATGGACTCGTCCTTTTGGTGTTTCTTTTGTTTCACCTTCGGAAAGGGAACTCATTGCTTGTAATAGGTTTCTAAAATCCATTATCGTGATCCTCGTTTATCTAATTTATCTTCCATACGTGTAAGTTGTCTTTGCAACTCCACAATTCGGTCGTTTGTATCTTCAACTTTTGCATGTGTTACAGCAACTTTTTTGTCAATGTTTTTTACATTGTCATTCATTGTAATATATCCTGTGCCACCTATTCCCAAGGCACCAACCAAAATCCATGTAAGTTGACCGGTGTTGAATTCGATCATTATTTTCTAGCTCCTGTACTAGGTAATTGTGGTCTTGTCATTTTAGTCATAGGACTAACTGTGTTTATTCCGTCTTTGCTCTTATTAGGACTTACTGGAGTAGTTTTGCCTGCATATGGAATATTAATACTAGGCTTTTTAGGCATTACACGATCTAGATATTGATTTGCATATTCTTTGCTAGCTTCTTTGCCATTATCTTCTAACTCTGTCTTTAGTAATAAAGGTTGATCTTTTTGTTCATTAGCATAACCTTCAGCTTCACTATTGATGCTATCATCATAATCAGTAGTAACTACTCTGACATTGTTTATGTTGCAACCACAATGTTGAGCGCATTGCTGAATCATTGGTTCAGTTGCAGGATATTTGAATTCAGCTTTGATAATGGTAATAGACTGATTTTGCAAACCAGGAAATCCATATGGATCTTTCTGAATTGGTGTAGTTTTTGGATCATCAATTTTGACTGGGTCAAATTTGGACAAATTATGTCTGAACAATTCCAAAAAGTTTTTTTCACAATCGCCGGCAATCTTAATTGTATAGCGATATGTTCTAACACTTTCGGTTAAATATTGACGTAGGCTCTTCATTGTTTTATTCCTGTTCTATTATTTATCAATTTACTGGTTTTTTGTTTGCCAGAATACTCTTGAGAAGTTCATTACGATCCACTAAGCTACCCTCACCTAGTGGAACATTTGCAATCTCTTTATCTTTCTCAACATTTTTTTGATCTAGACTTGCTTTTTTCAACTGCAAATCAATCATTTTTAATTTCTTGTTAATCTTAGCCGTCTTAGCAG